GATCAGATTGTTGCAGCGCAAGAAGAATTAACTCAAGCTAAATTACGGCTTGATAAAGTTGAAAACTTTAAGGCACCCCCTTTACAGGAACGAGAAATTCCTGTAAACATGCAACCACAATCCGCTTCAGATAATGAGTTGGATTCCAAAGCACTTGCGTGGCGAAAGCAAAATCAGTGGTTTGGACCTAACCGACCCATGACTGCCTTCACTCTGGGGCTGCACGAGCAGTTAGTCGAAGAAGGCGTTGATCCTACCTCGGATCAGTATTACGAGGTGATCAATACGACACTACGTAGTAAGTTCCCTGAACATTTTCCTGATGAGCGCGGAAGATCAGAGGAAAAACAGAAACGGACGAGCAGTAATGTTGTAGCCCCGGCAAGTCGCAGCGTTGCGCCAAAGAAAATCACGCTGACACAGACTCAAGTGGCACTTGCTAAGAAGTTTAGGATTCCTTTGGAACTTTATGCCCGGAAAGTGGCGGAAGGTATGACACAAAATGGCTGAGAATAAATTAGCTGAAACTCGCACAGGCCGCGATCTACAAACTCGCGCCAACGATGAACGTCCTCGTAGCTGGGCACCGCCCACGCTGCTGCCTGACCCTGCACCTGAGCCCGGATATACTTATCGTTGGATTCGTGTCAGTACGCTGGGTCAAGCTGACCCACGCAATGTGTCATCCAAAATCCGCGAAGGTTGGGAGCCTGTTCGCGCAGTAGACCATCCCGAAATCTCGATGTATCTTGATAACGACAATGCTCGTTTCAAAGACAACGTCGTAGTGGGCGGATTGTTGCTGTGCAAAACGCCAACAGAAATGGTTGATCAGCGCAACGACTTCTATCAAAAGCAGGCTGAAGCGCAAATCAGATCTGTTGACAATCACTTCATGCGCGAAAATGATCCAAGGATGCCTCTGTTTTCAGAGCGCAAAACCACGGTTTCATTTGGGCGTGGTAATCAACAATCGTAGGAGTTAATCCAAAATGGCTTACCCGACTATCGACAGACCCTATGGTCTAAAGCCGGTCAATTTGATCGGTGGTCAGGTGTTTGCTGGAGCAACTCGTCAATTAGTCATTGCAAATACAACTGGTACAGGCTACAACACCAATATTTTCTATGGCGATATTGTCAAAATTGTTTCAGATGGCACCATTGAGAAAGACACGGGCACCTCTACTGCTACACCTGTAGGTGTATTTTTAGGGTGTCAGTATGTTAACGCATCAACAAAACAGCCTGTTTGGTCGCAGTATTACCCTGCCAGCCTGTCAGTTGTAAGCGGATCGACGATTTATGCTTATGTTGCTGATGATCCTGACCAGCTTTTTAAAGCTGTTTTGGTTGCTGGCACAACGGCAAATGACACAGCTTCTGGTCTATCTGTGGCTTTCTTGGGCCGCACGATGATTGGTAGCAATGCTCAAATCGTGCAAAACACCACATATGACGGTACAAATAGTAACGCGCAATCTGGCGATTCCACCATTGGCATTTATAGTGCTGCTGGCGGTACGACCACTGCTACATTGCCAATTCGTATCATTGATGTGGTTCCTGATACTGCTAACTCTAGCGGCAATTTCTGTGAGTTTATTGTTAAGTTCAACGCACCGAACGTAACAGGACAGACAGTTGCTGGTGGACATCAGTATCTCAACCCAACTGGCGTGTAAGGAAGGGGAAATTAAATGGCTATTTCACGCGCACAACTACTGAAAGAGCTTCTCCCCGGCCTGAACGCATTGTTCGGTCTGGAGTATGCGAAGTATGGCGAAGAGCACAAGGAAATCTACGAAACAGAGACTTCCGAGCGTTCTTTCGAGGAAGAAACCAAGCTGTCAGGATTTAGCGCAGCCCCTGTCAAAAACGAGGGTTCTGCAATAAGTTATGACAACGCGCAGGAGGCTTGGACTGCTCGCTATACGCACGAAACCATTGCACTTGGGTTCTCGATCACTGAAGAAGCGATTGAGGATAACCTGTACGACAGCTTGTCTGCTCGTTACACAAAGGCACTTGCTCGTGCGATGTACTACACCAAAGAGGTGAAGGGAGCAGCAGTTCTGAACAATGGCTTTAGTTCAAGCGTTACCTATGGTGACGGTCAGCCCTTGTTCTCGACCTCGCATCCGCTGGTTTCTGGTGGTGTTAACAGCAACCGTCCCGCAACTAACTCGGATCTCAACGAAACTTCGTTGGAAAATGCAGTGATTCAAATCGCTGCGTGGACTGATGAACGCGGGTTGCTGATCGCTGCAAAGCCCCGCAAGTTGGTTGTTCCTCCGAACCTCATGTTTACGGCAACTCGTTTGCTGCAAACCGAGCTTCGTGTGGCTACGGCTGACAACGACGTTAACGCACTGAAGATGATGGGTTCCATCCCCGAAGGCTATACGGTCAATCACTATTTGACCGATACCAACGCATGGTTCCTGACTACCGATGTGCCTAACGGCCTGAAGCACTTTGTTCGCACCCCCATGCAGAACAGCATGGACGGGGACTTCGATACTGGCAACGTCCGGTACAAAGCTCGTGAGCGTTATAGCTTTGGCGTGTCTGATCCTCTTGGTATCTTCGGTTCGCCCGGAGCCTAAGAAGGCGCAGGAAAAAGGGGGTTGCAAAACCCCCTTTTTTATTTATACTAGAAGTATTCCGGGGTTAGCCCGGTGTATTAGACAGTCCCGGCTGACAACATGCAGACTAATACACCGACATCGCATGTGAGGATTCAATGGCTAATACTACGTTCACTGGGCCAGTAAGGTCGCAAAACGGGTTTGAAACAGTTTCCATAAACAGCACAACTGGTGCTGTTACCACTACGGCAACCATTGGCACTGCTACAAGCATTACTACCTTAACCGTTTCTGGGGCATCGACACTTTCTGGTGCTTTAATTGGCGGGGTTCAATCTCTGTCTGGTGCTGGTGCGGTTAATCTCACCACTCCAATTACTGCGCTAACTACTACTGGCGCGGCTCAAGCACTCACGTTGGCTGATGGAACAGCGGGGCAAATCAAAAGTATTGTCCATGTTGTTGATGGCGGATCTGCGGTTTTAACCCCAACAACGGCGCTTGGATTTACCACAATGACGTTTACCAATGCAGGCGACTCTATTACGCTGGTGTATACGGCTGCTGGCTGGGCGATTATCGGTAATCGAGGCGGTACAATAGCCTAATAGGAGTACGTCATGCAATATGATGTATGGTCGGTCAAGATAAAGTCGAGTGCCAACTTTTATGTGACTTCGGTTACACCGAGTGGTGCTGGTGCACTTACACTTGCTGCTACAACGCCGGGGATCAATGGGTACGGTTACAAAGTATCCATTACCGGCACGGGTAACGAAACGGCTAAAAACTTCACCATTACAGGTACGACGGTGGGTGGTGTGGTTGTTACTGAGGTAGTTGCTGGACCAAACAACAATACGGTCTATAGCACTAACTACTTCGCTTCCGTTTCAAGTATCACAGTAAGTGCAGCAACCGCAGCGGCAATCACGGTTGGGTATGGCGGCAATCTAGCGTTACCCATGACCCGGATCAAAGGTTTGTACTACTTGGCAAGTGCTTCTGCGGGTACGATTATTGTGACTCGTGCAAGCGATTCGACGTTGCTGCTTGAGATTGATACCCCCGCCGCCGCTACGCAGGTTAATAGCTTGTATATGGCAGCAGAAGGTATCCGTACGACGTTTAAAACTAATGATCTTGCAACCGTGGCGGTCACAAATGTCACTGCGGTTACATTGATATGCGGGTGATGTCATGGCAAAAACCCCAGCTTGGCAGCGCAAAGAAGGCAAAAATCCTAAAGGCGGTTTGAACGCCAAGGGTCGAGCATCGTACAACGCTGCCAATCCGGGGAAGCCCGGACTCAAAGCCCCGCAGCCAGAAGGTGGCCCTCGTAAAAAATCGTTCTGTGCCAGAATGGAAGGCATGAAAAAGAAGCTTACGAGTTCTAAAACGGCCAACGACCCAAACAGCCGTATCAACAAATCCTTAAGAGCATGGAAGTGCTGATATGACTCAAGATAAACACGAGATGGTAAAGAACGCCGCAGACATCGTGTCTGTGGTTGCCACAATTGGATCGTTTCTCCAAGTGATTACGCCTTTGTTTGGTTTGATTGGTGCTATCTGGACGCTTATGCGTATTGCTGAGATGGTTACGGGCAAGCCGTTTAATGAAATTATTCGTCGTAAAAAGGGTGACGAAAATGCCGAATAAAGAGATTAAAGATGTATACGCCGCAGTAATGGACGATGAAGAAATTGCGTCTGGGCGATTTGGTGCCACAAAAACAAATCCTGACCAAATGTATAGCCGTTCTGACCGAAAAAAAGAAGGTATGGAAGCAGCGCGAAAACGTTTGAAATCTGACTCTGAAAAAGGCCGTTATGCTTCAGACGAAGCTGAAACTGATAAAGGGCAGTTTTTAAAAAAGGGTGGCAAAGTAGGCTCAGCTTCTAAACGTGCTGATGGTATTGCACAGCGTGGTAAAACTCGTGGGATGATGCGTTAATTTTTAAAAGGGGTATTGGTATGAAAAAGATGAGCATGGGTGGTGGCGTAGCCCCATCAAAAATGGGTGCTGTTAAAACTGCTGCTCCTAGTCGTGACGGTGTTGCTACCAAGGGTAAAACCAAGGGCACACAGATCAAGATGGCTAAAGGCGGCATGATGCACGGCGGTAAAGTAAAGAAGATGAACTACGGCGGTAAGGCTTGCTGACATGATGCCCTCTCGCGGGATGGGGGCGATTTCGCCCTCAAAAATGCCGACTGCCAAGCGTAAAGCTAGGCGGGATAACACTGATTTTGATCAGTACGCTGAAGGTGGCAAGGTGTCTCGCGTGAACGAAGCTGGCAATTACACCAAACCGGGGATGCGTAAAGCATTGTTCAACAGCATCAAGGCTGGTGGCAAAGGTGGTGCACCGGGGCAGTGGTCAGCTCGCAAGGCTCAGATGCTTGCCATGAAGTACAAGCAGCGTGGTGGAGGTTACCGTGACTAGCAAGTTTCCAGATCTAAATAAAGATGGTGAAGTAACCCAAGCTGACATTCTTAAAGGTCGCGGGGTTTACAAAAAAGGTGGTATGGCTAAAGGTGGTAAGTGGATTCAGTCAGCCATCAAAAAGCCCGGAGCCTTACGTGCACAGCTTGGTGTCAAAGGCGACAAATCGATTCCCGCAGGTAAGCTGGCTAAAGCCGCAAAAGCTCCCGGTAAATTAGGGCAGCGAGCAAGGCTGGCACAGACGTTGAAGAAGATGAAGTGAAAGCCCCGCAGCAAAGTCTAAAAAATTGGACTGACCAGAAGTGGAGGACACGCAGTGGCAAACCTAGCACACAGGGTTCAAAAGCAACTGGCGAACGATACCTCCCGGAGGCGGCAATTAAATCTCTTACACCTGCTGAATACGCTGCGACTACAAGAGCTAAACGAGCTGGAAAGAGCGCAGGAAAACAGTTTGTTAAGCAACCGGCAAAAATTGCCGCAAAGACCGCAAGATTTAGATGAAAGATTATAAAGATTGGCAGGTGCAGAAAGAAATACTGAAGGAGTACCTGCAAGTCATGGTGGCTCTTGAAGATTGGCACGGTGTAGCTGACGTAGCGATGGACCTAAGAGAATTGGAAGCAAGACATGACCACGAGCGGCTCAACCGACTTTAATCTTGAGTTTGTAGACATAGCCGAGGAAGCCTTTGAGAGGGCTGGTCGGGAGATGCGCTCTGGTTACGACCTGCGTACCGCACGTCGTTCGATGAACCTACTAACCATTGAGTGGGCAAATCGTGGCATCAATATGTGGACGATTGAGCAGGGCACGAAGAATTTGGTACAGGGCACTGCGACGTACGATTTACCGG